TTTTGGTCAATACGCAACTGGACAGGCTTTGGCAGAGTTATTTGCTACAGGCATGTATGGTGTAGCAGGATTGTTAAAGGGGGCTAACCTAACAGAGGCAGGAAGAAGAGATTTAGAAATAGCTAAATTAACTTTTTCTTTACAAGGACAGAAGTTAAAAAACTTAGTTGATCCCTACACAACTTACGATTCTTATATGGAATTTTTAAAGTTTGACCCAAAACTAAGGAGACAGTTGTTTGATACTTTTTCTGGTGGTGTGGAAAGAACATTTGAGAGATTTAAAGTAGAAGAGGCAGGACCATTGCTAAGAGGTTTTGAGTCTGTAGCTGAAGCAGCAGCTAACGTATCTGGTGTTAGACTACAAGATACTGTAACAAAAAGTCAGATGTTTATGAGTTCTATAGACAAAGAACTTAGAATAAGAAAACAAAAAACTTTTATGGATGTAATTAAGAGTGGAGATCTATCTGACCTAGATGACGAAACCATAGGCTCTGCTTTAGAAGAAACAATGAAATCAGTTTTTTCTGCTGACTACACAAAAGCATTAAAGAAAAGAGCACCAGAGGACACAGCCTTTCTAGATTTTCCAACTTCTGTGGGTAGATACTTTGCAAAAGGAGTAGAGACTATTTCTAATCTACCAGGAATGGGATTCATACTACCTTTTGGAAGATTTATGAATAGTGTTGTAGCCTATTCTTATAATTGGGGTCCAACTTCCATTATACCTGTCATGGCTGCTATAGAGAGAGGAGCAAAACGAGCCTCTGTTGGTAAACTTACAGGCGAAAAAGCTGCAGAGTCACAAAGAGAATTGTTTGAGACTATGGCAAGAGCAACAACTAGTATAACTGCACTAGGACTTGCTATAAATTTTCAAAGAGAAAATGAGAAAAAAGGTTTAGCTTGGAATGAGATAGAGTTGGGTGGTGGTGATATAGTAGATATAACCAATGTATTTCCTGTATCCCTCTTGATGGCAATGGCTAGATATATAAATGTAACAGGTTTAAGTAATCCTATAACAGGAACGGAATATATTCCTCCACAAAAAGGAGCTGATAGGTCAGATCTTAGAAATGATTTACTAAAGCAAATGGCTATAGGACAAACAGCTACAGACTTATCTTTTGGTAATGACCTAACAAGAATAATCAGTGAGGTAGAAAGAGCTTTTGATCAAGGAGATAACGGAGCTTTAACTGCTTTTCAATACATATTTAATGGCTCTGCTGCACACTTAGGTAATATTGGAGCAGGTTACACTAGACCTCTTGATCCTGTTAATAGATTAGTAGGTTACGCTCTTGGCACTGATACTATATATGATAAACGTATAGCTAACAGTGGTTTATCTAATCTTTCGTTGAATGGTTTAAAATATGTAGATAACATAATAGAGGGGATCAATAGGTATATTTTACCAGAGAGTCTTGGAGGAGATAAAGACTTTATTCTAGGAGGATTAGCTGCTAGAAAAGCTTCAAGAGAGGGAGACTTGTACGATCCTAATCCTATCATGACGTTGATGGGTGGTAAGTTTAAACAGCCTAGAACTTTTGCAGAAATGGCTTTTGCTATGATAAACAAACCTGATTGGAAAACAAGTATGTATACAGGTATACCAGAGCACGATAACTTTGTTAATAGTATGATAGCTCCACAAATAGAGCAAGCAGCAGAGCTTTTGATGATGAATGAAAACTTTACAAAAGGCTCACTGCGAAGAAGACAGAGAATGATAAAAAATATGATGCAGAGTGTCAGAGCAGAGATTAGGGATCAGGTTACAGAAGTGCCTTCATCAAAATCTGCTATTAACTATAAACGATTAAAACTAGATAGAGGTAAGACACAAACGGATATAGATTATGCCAGAGATGTTTTGGGTATAGATAAGAAACTTAGAGATATGTCAGAGCCTGAGCTAGACGACATAATAGATTTTCTAGGTGATGAGGACGGTTCTAGGAAAGCGTTTGATGAATATCAACCTTATACTGATGATGATCTTGTAAATCCTTCACCTTTATAAAAGAAAGGGGAGTCTAAGCTCCCCCTTTTAGTTAATACCATCTGGTATATAATTTATGTGGGTCTAAACTAGACCATGAAGACGAATAGCCTGAAACACCTAACGCTCTAAGCTCGTCACGCACTGCTTCATCAGCAGACTTTCGTGCCTCCATAGCAGATTTTAATCCTGCCATTCTCTTTTCACGATAAGCTTTTTTCATATCTCTGAGTTGTGTATCCAACTCGTCAATTTCTTTTGCCATATCTTCAAGACTAATATCACTTCCCATTTTTACCTCCGTTTTTTTGAAAGCTTTTTCTGCTTCTCTCCTCGCTGAAGTCATGTCGCCTCCCCAAGTTGCGATAATACGCAGCGTTAAAGCCACGATCCCATTCTTTAGAAGCTACACTTCCGAGGTGGAATGGGTTACCTCTCAGCATCTTTGTTCCCTCAGAGAGCTTACCTCTTACAAAGGTGCTGTATCCTTGTTCGTATGGCTTCATGTAATATCCACTATTTCACATGAGTCGCCAGAACACGCAAATGTTTGAGAGGATTGTGTGTTATCCTCCTTCTCATAACTCTGGAATTTATCCCAATCTATATGTCCGAACTTACTGCTAAAATCATTGTATACGGCTTCTGTACACTCTTGATAGGGTGCTTGTTGATAAGTATGATCTGAGTGTGGTAAAAAAGACACACCTGACATTTCGTCAAAGTGTTTGTACACAAATGCACCAACCTCCATCCACTCATCATCTCGCACAGAAATAGTCACAGACGGCTTGTGTTCACACCAGTGTCGCTGATATGTGAGCCACGTTTGTAGCTGCTCTATGGCTGTCATATCGTCCCTCATGACCGACTTTCTAGGTGACTTCATAGGAAAGCTAAACACCGTGTTGGTATCAGGCTTCATCACATCAGGTTCACTTGGTATGCCACTATCCTTCATGAAGTTAGTAAGAGGATCTTTATTATCACCCCTAACGGTACGGATATAATAACTACTATGACGAGGGTGGATACCACTGCTTGAGTCAACAAGCTGTGATACTGTCCCACTTGGTTTGACACAGGTGATGGCTGTGCTCTCTGGGATTCTAAAGATTGCTGCCCACTCCTTGTTCGTTTCAACAGCGATCTGCCGTAGTGCTTCAAGCGTCTTATCAAGTCCATGTTTCTTTCCACTGGTTAATTCGTTATCCATTATACCAGTAAGGCTAACACCTAGTAGTCTCTCCTCCTCTGTGTTATCTTTCCATACCTTACGTAGATAAGGGAACTTAGTCAAGGTAGACTGTGCTGTACCAAGTATAGTCGCAAGCATTACCTTTCTTTTTAAATCATCAAATTTATCTGTATCTCGTATCACAACTTCTGTTAAATTACAGAACTGATAAGGTCTAAGTATTATTTCGCTGCAAGGATTAGTACCAAACTCATAGTCAGCATTTCTTCTGCCAAACTTCTTTGCCTGTTCTTTTGCAGATATTCTATTAAATATACCACGCTCTCCTGATTTAGACTCTACAAGAGATGTCCATTCTCTCAGGAATGTTTCTCCGTCAGGTTTATCTGTGTAGCATACAGAGTTATTAGCGAGTGCCATCTGTGGTGCTGTTTCCCACCATTGTCCAGACTTAGCGTGTCGCATACGTCCATCAGATAGGTTAGACAAACTTATCATGGCAGACCTACGTACCCCACCAGACACAACAACCTCTCCAACCTTACACATTAGATTGTGGCAGTCATAACTGGACAGCTTACGTCCTGCATTATCTTTAAATAAAGCTACAGTAAATCTAAATAAATCTACTAACGGTGCAGGTCCACTGGCTCTACCACCAAATATCTTTAGTCTAGAACCTGCAGGTCTTATAGCAGACGTATCCCATGTTGGAACTTCTCCCATGTATAGATGTCCTATCAGCTTACGTAGTGACTTTGCCCATCCCTCTTTGCTATCTTGTACCTTTATAACAGTATCGACATCTTCCATTTGCTCAGGTATATCTGGTAGTTTGCTTACGTACTGTCGTTCCACAGAGAAACCAACACCTGTACCACACAATAGTATATACATAGCCTCGTCAAAAGACTTTGGATCATCAACAGGCAGATAGCTACAGTTGTATCCTGCAGTGTTGTCTCTCTCAAGGGCAAGACCTGCTGTCATCAATGCTCTCATAGACGGCATAACTTCTAATTTAGTTATGGCATCCTTTAGTTGTGGTATAGGCAGATGTCCTTTAACCTTTACAGACATAAAGTCCACGTATCTGTTAACAGTTTCTTCCCATGTCTCTCTTCTTTTTTCATTTGGTAGCCATCTAGCATACCTAGAAATGGCTATAAATTTTTGGTAATCATTCATATTTTTGCTACCTTTATATTGTTTATTTCTATATCGTCCATATCGTAGAGAAGATCTTTTACTATATCAGATATTACCTTCTCTCCCTCGCTCTTCATACTTGCAGCGTCACAAGTTACAGGTAAAAGATTGGACTCATCATCAATCTCCACCTCTGCTAATATCTTAAACTTCATTTTTCTCCTCTTTCTCTAGCCATTGTATCATCTTATCTAAATAAAATCTAGCTTTATATAGTTGCTCTAGAGGTATACCCTTCTTGTCCCATCGCCAAACATATTTAAACACATTGCCCCACCAGTTACCTACGATAGGAGCAACAACAGATCCTTCCATCATAGCTTCCATAGCGTCTATACACTCTATACGTCCTGTTGTATAGTGTGGAGGACTGTTAACTGTGTCTACTTCCATTTGTTTAGTACACCTAGTTGTATCTTCTTTTTCTTTTCTGTCAACCATTTTTTAGGTATCTCCTTGTCTGTCCACTTAAAACCATATTTGTCACACCAATCACAATAACGTGTATTAGAGTTTTTGTGTATCTTGTTGTAAGCATTTTGAAATAAGAACCTGATATCTAAATCAGGATACTGTTCTTGCACTAACAAATGTTTCACTCTATCAGTTGGCTTAAACCACCCTTTTGCCTCGACAATAATACCATTGTTAAGAATAAAGTCAGGTTTATACACTCGAAACATTTGCACTGCGTACTTGATTGATAGTTTTTCATATCTAATCCTCTGATTGTTAGAACGTAATACCTTAGCTACGTCCTGTTCAAACTTACTCCTGTACTGTGTCTTGGGCATCAGCAAGGTACACATAGTTAATAAGAGGAGGAGTTGCAGATCTAGACACCATTGATGGTAGAACTTTTAGATCATCCCAACATTTCTCTCTATAAGAACAGAGGCTGCACTCTATACCTAACTTTAAGTTTCCACTAGGTTTGCCGTAGTATGTTTCTTCTACAGGCTCATAGCATCTCTCAAACGGTTCATTATTATTTATGTAGTCAATAGTTTCTTTTATCTTCTTTAACTCACTGTCTACATCTACACCGTGAGCACTAACGTATTTAAAGTTGCCATTCGCTTTGTTAACTACCCACCATCCACCAACAGGAACACCTTTTGCCTTTGCATAACCCACAAGCTGTGACACATAACCAAAGCTGTCCTTGCCTTGTAGTGTCTCAAAGTCTTTAAACTTATTTTCGTAAGACCAAGGTGAAGAAGATTTAACATCATCTACCTTGCCGTTTATAACAAGGTCATACGTCCCATCTATCTTATCATCCTCTATCTGTAATGTAACTTGCTCACTGTCACCAAACTTTACGTCAGACGCTCTGAGTAGTCCTTTGAATACTGCCTCTACTATATCTCCTAATATCATATTAATTATGAAGAAAGGAGACTCTGCTATTTTGTTCTCAGGTTCATTTTTATCAAACCAAAGCTGACACTTCTTACGTCCAATGTTAGACATACGCAGCTTAAAGTCTTTTTTACCACGACCTGAGAACTGGCGACCCAGTGCATCTTTTACATCTTTGGCTACACGATTGATAGTAGCTTTGTTCATACTAGCTTTACCTAACATGACTTTCTGTAAAAAAGAATGTATCGCCAATTCTGCAGGATGGTTCATATCTACTCCTCTATCTCAACAACATTAGAAGCTATATCGTTTTCCTGATCAGACAACTCTTCAGGTCTACGGTGCTCCTCCCACTTACTCAACGTGATAGAGTTCATAGATTCTATCCACTCGACAAAGTTGTTTAGTATCTCCTGATCATCTGTGGTGATCTCTACTAACTCTCCTAGATATGGCTTTATTACAGCGTATGTAGCTCCACTAGGAATACTCTTTACTTCAGACGATAGGTGTACATTAAACTGTATAGGCAGCTTACCCTTTCTTTGTATCTGAGAAAACAAGTCAGTCATAGCCTTAAAACTGTCACGGTTTTTTATTCTCATTAAGAAAGGGAACTCCTTTACATCCACAGGTTTACCATTGGCATCCTTTGGATTGTCAAGTGTACACAGACCAAAGATGATTTTGAACCTATCCGTATTTCTCATCAGGTCTTGTGTCTCTTGTGGCAACGAACTAAAATCCTTA